TCAGCAAGTGGTTAGTGGCTGGGTGTGTCTGACATGGTTGACTAGCAACAATTACATCAAACTGTTTCAAGAACTCTATGTGTAGGTAATCCCTCACATCGCCTTTAATGTATGTAAATGGATAACGCTTGCCATGTTTGACATCTATGCCTGTAACCTCAAAGCCAGCAGCGGCATAGCCAACTGATGCTCCACCCGCACCACAGAATAGATCAAGTAGTTTCAATCCTTGCCCCATCCTTTGCCTTTAAAGTGAATTGGATTAGATGTAAATACTTTATTCATTGGTTCATTACAATACTGACATAGAACTACTGGTCGATTGTGCCATCCATGATTGATCTCTTGATTGAGATTGCATCGGGAACATTTGTAGTCATAGGCTGGCATGTGAAGCATCTCGCAATCATGTAATCCCCACAGACAGTACACCGGTCAATGTCTGCCTCTGTAGGTTCTTTGTCTAAGTGACCGTATTTTAATATGAGTAGTGGCAATAGATCTTCTAAACGAATGATCGCGGCATAGTCTCGCGGATCCTCACCTTGTCCGTTTAGTCGTAATACCCCAAACCCCAACTCCCCAGTAATGGATGTCCGAGCTTTTAATTGTTTAAGGTACGCCAAAGGCTGAAAACCAACCCTTGCTTTAACTTCGCAGTCAAACGGTACATTAACAATATCTTTGCCACTACCCCTTCCCACACAGGCGCCTTGCCAGACAGTCGATAGGTACTGTGCAACAACGCGCTCTGTGCGGAAACCTCTATGCTTTCTGTGTTGACTAGCCATTTACCGCATGACATTTACGGCATTGCCAGGCACCGACAGAAGGCTGGTGATCTTTAATTTCAATATTAGCCACAATGTTTTTAGCCTCTGTAGGCTCGTTACATAATTGGCAGTTAACAATTTCAATAAATGGAATGTCATCAAAGTTGACCCATCCGCCTAATCCATCTGCGTTATGTATCTCAATGTAACCCATTATACTCTCGCCTTCTGTGGTTCCCAAGTTCCTTGACTACTTAATTGATACCAAAGTGTTTGACACTTAGGCTCTGTTCCACCTACGCCCATATGACGGCAGAAGTATCCACCCCATGCCCTGCCATTCTTGTTGCCATCCTTAAACTCCATGTCACCATGCTTACAACTAGGTGCAACCTTTGCAGTTCCCAGTATCTCTGAAACTGTATTAAGAGCTGCATCGATGGTTACTGGTGCTGGCACTTCCTTAATAGATTCATCTTGTTCGCCGAATGGTGTAGTCCAGTAATCCTTCTCAACTTTAGGAGCAGGAGCTTTAACTACTTTTGTCATCTCTTCGCGGCTTGGGCGCTTTCCTTTAGGAGCATAACCTGCGTTTGCAAGCGCTCTGCCGATCGCCGAAGTTTCACAATTCTCCAATGCTGAAGTCTGATTAACACCTCGACTAGTAACTGTTTCCTCAGCGAGCCCAGTTGCCCATGCAACACTATCTGTAGCAGTTTTGTATAGATACGCCTTAACAACATATCGATTACTCTCGATAACTTCCAATTCAGTTGAAATACGAAAATCTGGATAGTCCTTAATAAACTTTTCAAGTCTTACCTCCACAGGCTCATAATCGGCTAAATTAAACATAATCCTCGTTCTCCTCTGTTTTAAGTTCGCAGGCTAATGCGAGATAAGCGCAGGCATCGATATAGGAATCGAGATGTCCGGGGGATTCTTGTATTCTTGATAACTTGACTTCGACCATTGCAAGGCAAGCTTGATAGTCCTCGATTGGGAACTCAAGTAAATTGGATAATCTCCTAGCGATCCGATCCTGGTTAATTTTCGGATGACCGTAGATTGCACCACGATCTTGCATGACGGCTGTTGCACTAAGGAGGACTTCACGGGCTTTCATTCTGCCCAGAATTCTTGGCGATTTACAGCTCTACCTTTGTGGTATCCGTCTCGAACTCCACGATCATAGTTTGATTGGCTTATGTGTACATAAATCATTCCAACTGCAAAAGGAACAACTACTAAAAAGATAAAGAAAAACCATGTGTCACTCATTTTGCTCCCATTTCTATCAATTCTTTTGTAATCATAACTGGTTCGATGTTATTTACGACTGTGTAAATCTTGCCGTTTGGGTGTATAGAAGGTGCAGCCGCTACATACCCTTTGTGTTTAATGTCTACGCCAGGTTGTAATGAACCTCTAAATGACAACAATGGATCTGCCTGGTAATAGTAATGAAATCCATCTCCAGTTTGGACTGTATAAGTCTCACCAAACTCTTCTAGAATTTCTCCGCCATTTCTAAAATCAACATCAAAGACAACTAAGTTAGAAGTTATGCAAGCGATGCCAATATTGGCGGTTGGATCTACCTTAAACCAAAACTCGATTAGGGCTTCATCTGTTGTTGCTCCGAGATATGCATTTTTAATCAAGTCAAAGTGGGGATCTTTTTTCTTGCTTTTAAGTGGCATTACTGCCCAGCCTTTTTGTGCATATTCTAATGCAGCTTCTTTTGTTCCTATCGTTGTTTTCATTTTGCTCCCTTGCACTAGCACCCTCGGCTAGTTGCAGGTTTAGTGTTGCATAAAACTATCTAAATGTCTTTAATTTGGCGTGTCGGAATGATGTTTCCTCTGCCTGATCTACGGCATTATCAAGCGTGCGCCTAAGCGGAAAGATGTCTTTAACGAGGTCGTCCATAGACCTTCCCACCTACAATAAATGTGCCGTTCTTTTCAATGTAAATTAGGTCAACTTGGACATTTTTCCCATGTATGTACATGATGGCAAAAGCCTGTTGCCAATTCGCCGTTCCTTTGGTGTATGCGGCCTGTTTGAAGTCCATTAGGTTGCCTACCTCAACACCATGCAGAACACGCCCCATTCGGCCTCCTATGGCTTCTGAGAAGGATGTTCTGCCTGCTCTGTGAGTATGTCCAGAGATGATATTAGATCCTGTACGCCTAGCAGCCTCCATTGCGCTTAATCCGCCTTGAGACTTAATAGGTGTGTGATCGCCATGAACTGCAACCCAATTAGGTGCAAGTTGCATTGGCCTCTTATGAAAGGTAATTCCAAGCTCATCAAACTTCATAAACTTCTCAAAGCGCAATTCTGGCAATGATAGGAATGATGGAATCTTTTTCATGATGATGTTGTATAAACGATCTGTGTGATTTGACCTTATGCAGTCAGTAACACCTAACTCCCAGAGAAGCTCAACACAGCGATCACGATCATCGCCAAGAGTCTGCTCATAGGCTCCCGGGGTTCCATCTGACCACTTGCTTATGGTCTGAAAGTCGATCTCATCGCCAATAGTGACTGTTTGATCTGGCTTAAATGTCTGTAAGAATTTTGCTATGTTGCGTGTTAGGTGTACATCTTCGAAGGGAACTTGTAAATCACTTAGGATTACAATTTTCTTCATAAGGGTTTAGTCCTCGTCCTCGTCATCATAATCGCCGAACCGTTCTGGATCGACTGGAGTAGGCAAGATCCATGCTGGATAGGACTGTGGTTCTGAAATCATAAATAGAGCTATTGACTCTGGGAATCCAGCCTTGCGAAGGGATTTCCAATATTCATGCAGACCAATGCAATAAGCATCAAGTCTTGAGTAGCCTTGATCCTCTAACGCTCTTGTCGCTTTTCTCGCCATGTGATAAGTGTTACTTCTCTAGTATCCGAAGTATGGTTTCGACACGCGCCTCAAGTAAATTGATTTGATCGCGCATTGATGAGCCACCATTATTTTTTAGTTCGCTTAGGTAGTGCTTTACCAGCCAGCGCACCGAGCCAATAAACGAACCAATAACGGTCAAAGCAGCAACAACAAGAGCCGCCGTGTCCTGCGCAGTCATTATCTTTTAGGTGAGGCATAACCGAACACGCCTGAAAGTACTGACCATAAGATTGCTCTGTAGTCTAGGTTGAAATTACTTGCTGACCATGCTGCTAAAAATGCTCCCGTTGCAAGGACTGCTGGATTCTTTAGGTTCATTCTGTTTTGCCTCCTAGTAGTGGGATTTGAAAAAACGAACTATCTTTGTCGCCAGCCTCCGAGAAGCTGATATGAATGTGTTTGATGTGAGGGTTGACGCCTGAGTATTTGACCCAACGCCAGAAGCTTCTCTTGCTCGCAATTCGCTTATTAAAAATGACATATGCAATTCGCTTATCTGACTTGGCGTGAGTTCGAATCTGATCGGCAAGGTAATGAGCTGTGGCATCTTTCCCATCGAGAGAAGCATCGAGATCGAAAGCGCGGACGAACCCTGTATTAGGGCAAGGGTTGTGATCGCTTTTTCTGACTGCGTGCCTGGCATCTGCCCAGGTACCGTCACTACGACGGTCTCTGTCAGGATAAGCATCATCCGCCTGCTCTCTAAATTGAATTACAGATTTACTTAATCGAGCTTTCATCCAAGTAGGATTGCCGCTTCATCGGCAGTAAGACCCAAGCGATCAAGGATTGCTGCGCGAGCAGTTTCTTTTGCTTTAACTTCGGCTTTTAATGCTTTGTCATCTTCAACATCTTTGAGATACTGAGCATATTCATCTTCATTCATTTCACGATTAATAATTTCATTAGTATCTGTGTTGTGAAAACTTACCATTGGGCGTGTTGTTGTTTTAGGCATTATTTAACTCCGTAGATTTTAACTGTTCCGACATTGGATGAGGTGGCTAAAATTGTGATGCTGGTAATTGCCCCTGATCCTTCATAAAATCCATTTCCAAAACTCCAGTCCGCAAAAGTTCCGCGTGTAGCTCCCCCCCAATATTGAACTATTTTGTCATCTCCCGTGCTGTTTGGATTATGAATAGTTACAACAAGATTTGCTGTATTGGGTGAATCTGCTGAAATACTTGTAAAATAAGAGGATTGATTGGCATACCATAAATAATCAGGCGCAGTTGATCCAGTAGCTGAACCATTTTTCAAATAGGTTTGATTGCTAGAACTGTAATTGTTTCCTGAATCAGAATTAAATCTAAATCGCAAATAATCACCGCTATTATTGGTATCTTCTATTTGAATGTACAAATAATTGTATCCAGTCGCGGTAATGCTTATTGTGTTACTTGTGCTGTTTAATGTGGTTGTACTAAGTAAAGTCATGCCTCCTGCTGCTGGCGCTCCCCATTTTAAGCCTGTGGCTGTTGAACTGTCAGCAATGAGAACTGTGTCATTAGCGCCTACTGCTAAGCGAGCTACTGTGTCGGCTGCTGTGGCAGCGATAATGTCACCTTTAGCATCTACAATAGTTTTGGCTATTCCAGCGGCAGCATTGTTAAATACTGTTGTATCAATCGAAGAACCTAGCGTACGAATGGCTGCTGCGCCATCTTTAACCAGGTCTGTGTCATTGGGTGTAGTCCACCCATAGTTGGTTGTCGTTGCCATTATTCTCCTTGATTAGGCTACTATTGTAGCGTTATTCCAGTCCAAAGTCGGACTTATCGTGTTCCATGCCTCTGTAATTGGTACTGAGTTCCATCTAAACGCCTGGAGGCTAAAAGCAATAGGCGAAACAATTATCGTTAGATCCAAAGCATTAAATCGACTGCTCCAAGTCCAACCCTCAATAAAGCCTTGATAACGACCATCGGCTATATTTAATGGCAAGTCTTCAATGTCAAGAGGCAAGCCCATAAATATGTTTAATGCCTGATCGCGTGAAACATCTGGGATATTAGGGTTAGTCAATGGGAATGTAATAGCCTTAAACTGATATTGAGGATATGCCCGAATGTCTAAATAAAACTCAGCCTGAGTTGTAGCATCTGCGCCATTTTCAATACTAGTAACAATGTTCTCAGCTTGTACACCATAAGTAGCAATAGAGGCTGCATCTTCGGCTGTTTCTTGAGCATTATTTTTATAGGTAATTGTTACGCTGTTTCGAATATCGCCTAACCTTTTTGAGGTAGCAACACTAGCAGCATAAGCCCAACCGCCGTCAACATATGCATAACCATTAGCTGCAAGATATTCTGAGCGATGGGTTGAGTCTGCATAACCGATTCTCCCCGATGCATCCTCATATATGTATCCCAAGCCTGATCGGGCTAAGTTAGCAACAAGGCTATAAACATTTGTAGTGCTAGCAGTTCTAGAAGTAAGTTCATAATCCCCAGGACGATCAATTTCACCTAATCCAGAATTCTCAGCATTTGCCCAAGTTGTTGTCGGTTCATATGCAGCCCATGTAAGAGCTGCTGGAACTTCATTCCATTGATTAAAAAGAACCGCTTGAAGAATCTCATATATCTGATCTCCATCATAATCTTTAGCTAATACGCCTTCTGTAAGTGTTTTAGGAAGTTTAGATAAGGCTCCAAGAGCTGTAATAGTTATATCTTGGGTTATTGCTGGTTCGCCAGTTCTAACTTTAATATCTATGTCTGAGATATCTCCGCCAAAGATTGGAATATAAATACCAGTTGAGTCTTTAACTTTGACCGTTACTGAATCGTTGACATCAAAGACGATTGCAGATTGAGTCGTATTTTTGACTGTAAATCGAGCATATCCTGCTACAGGTTGAGAATAAATATCTGAACGCCCAGAAGTAATAGTTAAGTCAGCGATAACTAAATTAGTTATATCTCCTGAACCATTGACTTCTAATGCCCAGTCGGGAGTCCATTGTGTCATGCAAACGCACCAGCACCAAGAGTTCCGCGATAAGTAGACTGGTTAAGTACATCGATGATCTGTCGAGCTGTAGATTCTGAATCGATGGCTCCATTTACTGTAATGTTGTTATTATAATTGACTGCTTGGCCTAAGTATCCACCACCAGGAACTGACATGAATGGGGCATTCTGTACTCCGGGAGTAGGTGCAGCCATGCTTATATTTGATGCTCCCCCCCCAAAGCCCAAGAAATCTTTAACCTTGTTGCCTGCTTCAAATAATAGTTGAAAGCCTCTAATAAGTTTCCCAACGGCATCGACAACTCCGCTAATAACGGTTCCGATTACCTCTAAGGCTATCTTAAACGCTCCACCCAAGAATGGTGCTAAAACATTCTTAGTAAATGACCAAAGCCCTCTAAATGCTTCTTCATTTTCCATGACTGCAGCTTTAACTTTATCAAAGATTGATCTAAGTCCATCAAAGATTGGAATCAAGATAGTTTTAGCAACTCTAATGATTTCAGTAAATGCGTTCTTTAATCCAGAACCGCCTTCAAATCCTTCAACAAAGGATGTAATCGCTGGAACTACATACTTAACAATGTTTTCAACCATAGGAGTTATGGCATCAAGAATAAAGGCTCCGACTGTTTCTTTGGCTTCATCAAAGGCTATAGATAGACGAGCCATCTTTCCTTGAAAAGTATCTGCCTGGATAGTTGCTTGTCCTTCAAAGGTGCTGGCTAACTTGGCTGTTATCTGCTCAAAATCAAGAGTTTTAAGTTCTGCCTTGCTAAGACCTACCCCGAGCCTTGAAAGACCTGCTAGATTGCCTTCCTGGGCCTTTGAGAGGCTTTCTGTGACTGCCTGTAAGCTCTTTCCTGTACCAGCCGCGATATCTATTGCAATGGCTTGTAACTTCTGAGCCTTAGTGACATCTCCAGTTGCCCTAGTCAACCGATCTAGCGATGGACGAAGCTGGTCGTCCGTAATTCCGAATAACAAAGATTGCTTGAGGACATAATCCTCTGTTGCTTTAATCTGGGCATCTGTAGCGCCAGTAACATTTCTAAGAGTAGCCGCTAGTTTAGCCTGAGCAGCTTCATCCTCAATAGCAGACTTAACGCCATCGATTGCTAACTTGCCAGCATAAGCGGCAGCAGCAACGCCAGCAGCTAAGAATGCAGCGCCAGCGATCTTTCCAAACTTGCCAATTTTATCACCAAAGGTCTGAACATCTTGCTCACCTTTATTAAGATTTTTTGTAAGGTTGTCAATATCCGCAAGGATAGAAAGTTTAAGGGTTCTAGAACCAGCCATTACTTATCCCATTCCTTGACAATTTTAGAAAACGCATCTTCCCACTTCGCAATAATCTCTGCTTGGTTAGCTCTTAAAGTAGGATAAATGAAATATCCAGCGTTACCTCTTTGACCAAATCGAGCTGATCTTGGAGCAAACTGAGGATGCTTTTTAGAACCAAATTCAGCACCGGCAAGAAGTCCATTACCGCCAGATCCCTTGCCAGTTCCACCTAGATTAAATTGAGTAGTTGCTCCACCGCTAAACTTTTGTTGAGCGAAACCAATTCTGATTTCACCAACCTTTGAGGTTGCACTTACTTTAATTCCGTCTGCAACTCTAGAAGCTACATTTGGATTTGGAGCAGAACGAGCAGCAGATTGAATTTTGTTTGTTAGTTCTTTAGCCAAAGCATTAACTTCACGCTTAGCCTCTTCTTGTGCCGCTTCATCCATACCCTTAAAAGCCCTGATGATTTTAGATAGTTCTTTTTTATCGTAGGCAAAAACGCGATCGTCAATGATGTCACTTGCCACGATGCCTCTCTTCCAATATATCTAATGCAGTTAAAATATCTTCTGCCGTTTGCCACTCTGACATAGGAATCTGAGTTGCTATTGACAGTTCAACTAAGAGTCGGCTTACGCTTCCTCTTGGATGACTTTTGGGTCATCGCTTCCCACCTCGACATCTGCCACCGACTCCATCCAAATCTCTAATGGCTTTGTAGGCTTTCCGCCTGCATCACGCTTCATTGCTGAATGTGCTACAAATAAGATATCCCACATACCACCAAAGTTGGAGATAACCTTTTTAGTTGTCATCTCCCACTTGGCATAATCCGGCGGTCTGACTAAGTAAGTATCTTCCGACCCATCGTTATATTTAATTGTTATTTGTTGTTGCATTGTTTGCTCCCGTTTCTATTTTTAACTAAATGTTTCTGTTACTGCGCCCTTTTGGACTTTGAATGTAAAGTCTACAGTCTGAGCATCGGTTCCAGCGCCTCCTGCTGTAGGAAATTCTGGAAATACATCAAACGCAAACACAGCACCTGTAGCTGCTGTCATTGTCATTGTAATAGTGGCGTCAGGTGCAGTTTCTGCTGCTGTCCATAGGGCTTCGCATACTGAGTTAGCCTTGCCCCAGTCAGCAAGCATTGAGAGTTCAAAAGTACCCTCAATATTTACTGTCTTGTAGGCTTCGCCGTCAAGTGTCTGATATGTCTCACGAACATTTGTCTTTGTTAGAACTGCGCTTGTTGCTTGGGCTTCGATATCTGTTCCACCTG